GTAATCACGGAACTAACTGGTAGAGTAAATGACCCGTCACTTACTGTTGTGAATCCAAATCAGGTAGCGTTGGACAACCAAACATCGGCTGAAGAGGCGATGGGACGGGTCGATATTAGCCGTATTAACCAGCCAGCGGGGATTCCAGAGGGTATTGGGTCGTTAGATGCAGCGGTAGAAGCAGCAAGGCAAAACCTCTCTCCAGAGGGCATAATTAACCTAGAAGTGGCCCAAACAGGCGATTTATCGTTAGAAACGGCGCGTAAAGTGGCTGAAGATAACAACCTGTCCATGCAGGAAGTAACCAATATGGGCGAACGTGCGAAGGGTCTTGAGGAAAGTAAGGCCACTGGACCGAGCACCGAGGTTGCTACGGCGGATACGGTTGATGTCGTTGATGCAACACCTGGTGCAAATCAGCTTGCCGCTGAAGAGGCGATGGGCCGAGACACTGAGCAATTTGTATTTGAGGGTGATGTACTTGGTCCAGACCAAGATGTCAGTGTTGATGTTGAGCCAGAAGCCGAGGGTGACATTATCGAAGGCACCGTGGCATCAAGAGACGTGACGGTTGTGGTTGACGACGATGTTACGAGCCGACCCCCACCTTCTGTGGATCAAAATGTAGGCACAACGGCGGCTACAACTGCATCTGATATTCGTGGTACGGTTGATGTGCCCGAGGAGAGAATAGAAGATCCAGTGGTTGAAGTAGAACCACCCGTGGTAGAACCACCTAAAGAAAAGGTCGAAGTTGAAGTTGAAGTAGAACCACCCGTAGTAGAACCACCTGATGATGACGATGACGACGATACAGCAGAGGATGCACCGTTTGAATGTCCAGAAGGATTCGAGGCTGTGCAGATCGATGGCGAGTGGCGTTGTCAGAAGATTGGTGATGACACACCTAAGATAGGCAGGATGCGTCCAACGGGTGGCTCTTACTATCAGCCACGCAGACCGTCTCCAGCCACAACGGCAAAGGCATATAGGTTTAGATAATGAACTTACAGGCTCTTCCAGAAGAAGCTTTAAAGGAGATCCTTGCGCTAACGGAAGCCAAGAAGAAGCTGGACCTGAGAGAGGAAGCTGAAAACTACTTCATGCCTTTTGCACATCATGTGTATGAAAACTTTATCGAGGGTCGGCATCACAGGATTATTGCAGAGAAGCTCGAACGTGTAGCTCGAGGGGAACTCAAGCGGTTGATTATCAACATGCCACCTCGACATTCCAAGTCTGAGTTTGCATCGTTTCTGATGCCAGCTTGGTTTTTGGGACGTAATCCAAAGCTCAAGATTATTCAGGCCACACACAATACAGAACTTGCTGTACGGTTTGGACGTAAGGTTCGAGACTTGATTGACGATCCTGCGTACAAAGAAGTGTTTCCTGATACGAATTTGAAGGAGGACAACAAAGGTGCAGGTAAATGGCAGACAGACAAAGGTGGTGAATACTTTGCTGCGGGTGTTGGAGCGGCTGTTACGGGGCGGGGTGCGGACCTCTTTATCATTGACGACCCTCATTCGGAACAGGACGCGTTAAGCGAGACAGCGTTTGACCACGCATACGAGTGGTATACATCAGGTCCTCGACAGCGTTTGCAGCCAGGTGGTGCGATTATTCTTGTTATGACCCGTTGGGGTAAGAAGGATTTGACGGGCCGTTTGATTCAAGCGCAGAGCGGGGATGTCATGGCGGACAAGTGGGAGGTTGTAGAGTTTCCTGCAATCATGCCCTCGGATAAGCCGCTATGGCCTGAGTTTTGGGAGAAAGAGGCCCTTCTATCTATCAAAGCCTCACTGCCCGTAGGCAAGTGGAATGCCCAGTGGCAGCAGACGCCCACCTCATCAGAAAGTGCGATTATCAAACGGGAATGGTGGAACGGTTGGGAAGAAGACAAGATTCCACCTGTCAAGTATATTCTTCAGTCATACGATACGGCGTTCTCGAAAAAAGAAACGGCGGACTATTCAGCTATCACAACGTGGGGCATCTTCGAGCCAGAAGAGGGTGGTCCTGATAATATTATATTGATGGACGCTCGAAGAGGGCGTTGGAACTTTCCTGAACTCAAGGAAATAGCCTATGAAGAACACGAATACTGGGAACCAGACATGGTGTTGGTCGAAGCGAAAGCGACGGGTACACCACTCATTGACGAGTTGCGGTTGCGCGGTATTCCTGCATTGGGCTTTTCACCTGGCAAAGGAAAAGATAAGATAACGAGAATGCACATGGTGGCACCGCTATTTGAGGCGGGAACAGTGTGGGCACCGACGGACAAGAAATTCGCGGATGAGGTGATCGAAGAGGTTGTTTCATTTCCTAATGGTGACTATGACGATTTTTGTGATAGTATGACACTAGCATTGATGCGTTTTCGACAAGGAGGATTTATATCTTTGGAGAATGAGGACGTAGGGGACGATTTTGTTCCCACTAGACGGGAGTATTACTGATGGCTATTCCACCCCGCCCAATGGGCACATTAGTTGATGGGGGACAGATGCAAGGCGGAGCAGATGAAAATCTACCGTCTGTTGATGTATCTGTACCACAAGTAGAAGACTTTGCAGGGGGCGCGGAAGTTATCCCTCAAGAGGACGGCACGGCTGTAGTACAGGCTCTAGCGGACATGATCCAACAAGCAGAGGCTGAAGCTCCAATGGAGCACAACGCAAACTTGGCGGAGTTTTTGGACGAAGGGTATCTTGGAGAGTTGTCGAGCGAACTACGGGCGGCATACGAGGAAGACCAAGAATCCAGATCCGAGTGGGAAGAAGCGTACACCAAGGGTCTAGACCAGCTTGGCATCAAGCATGAAGAGCGTACAGAGCCGTTTCAGGGTGCTAGTGGGGTAACCCACCCGTTGATTGCTGAGAGCGTCACACAGTTCCAAGCGCAAGCCTACAAGGAACTACTGCCAGCAGGTGGACCTGTACAAACACAGATTCTTGGCATGCAGAACCAAGAGCGTGAGGCGCAAGCCCAGCGCGTAAAAGATTTTATGAACTACCAGATTATGGAAGTGATGGAAGAATTCGATCCTGACATGGATCAATTGTTATTTTACTTACCGCTATCAGGTTCTACATTTAAAAAGGTTTATTACGACGAAGCCAAACAGCGGCCTGTGTCTAAATTTGTTCCCGCTCAAGACTTGGTTGTTCCGTATCACGCGAGTGATTTACAGACAGCACCTCGGGTTACGCATGTCCTACGGATGGATTACAATCAAGTTCGCAAGATGCAGGTCGCTGGTTTTTACCGCGACGTGGAATTGTTTTCGAGTGATCATGGACCAGACGAGGTTCGTGAAAAGGTTGACGAGATACAAGGCACCAGCAAGACATATGCGGATGACGTATATACAATTTTGGAAATGCATGTGGACTTGGACATCGAAGGTTTCGAGGACATGTCGCCCAACGGGGAGCCAACAGGCATTCAGCTACCGTACATTGTGACGATTGACGAGGCATCAGGCGAGGTTCTAGGTATTCGAAGAAACTTCGAAGAGGGTGGTGAACTAGCCAAGAAGCAACAATATTTCGTGCATTACAGGTTTATGCCTGGTCTTGGTTTTTATGGTTTCGGTTTGATCCACATGATTGGTGGATTGGGCCGTGCCGCAACCAGTATTTTACGTCAGTTGATCGATGCAGGTACGTTGGCGAACTTGCCAGCAGGTTTCAAGGCGCGTGGTGTTCGAGTACGAAATGACGACGAGCCATTGCAGCCAGGTGAGTGGAGAGATATCGATGCTCCTGGTGGTAACATCAGAGACTCGATCATACCGCTGCCATACAAAGAACCGTCAGGTACGCTTGCACAACTGCTTGGTGCACTGATCGAGGGCGGTAGACGCTTTGTGTCATTGGCTGACCAGCAGGTTAGCAACATGAACCAAGAGACGCCTGTGGGTACAACCATGGCGATGTTGGAACGTGGCATGAAAGTTATGTCTGCTATCCACAAGCGGCTGCATTACGCACAAAAAACAGAGTTTCGTATTTTAGCTAGAATTATTGCTGAGAACCTACCGCCTGAGTATCCATATCAGGTTGCGGGTGCGGAGCAATCAATCAAGGCTACAGACTTCGATGATCGTGTTGATATTATTCCTGTCAGCGATCCAAACATATTCTCCATGGCACAAAGGGTCACATTAGCTCAAACTCAGTTGCAGTTAGCGCAGTCAAACCCCCAAATGCATAATCTGCATGCGGCGTATCGTCGAATGTATCAGGCCCTTGAGGTTCAGAACATCGATGAGATTCTCCCACCGCCGCCACAGCCACAGCCTATGGACCCTGCCTTGGAGAATGCCAGAGGCTTAATGGGTCAGTTATTACAGGCGTTTCCTGATCAGGATCACGACGCACACATTAAGATCCACGTTATGTTTATGAAGACGCCGTTGGTCATGACATCACCACAGGTCATGGGTACGTTTTACTCACACTTGCAAGAGCACATTGCCATGAAAGCACGTCAGTTAGTTATGACAGAGATCCAAGGGTTGATCAGTCAGGTGCAGCTAAACGCTCAGATGGGCGCGGTAGACCCGCAAGCAGCGCAGCAGAAGATCATGGAAGTACAACAAGAGATGCAAAACCCAGCCGAGATAGAAAAACTGGTGGCTTTACAAGAAATGCAGATCATGCAGGAGACATTAGCAGAGATCACACCACAAGGGCAGGATCCGATGTCAGATCCACTGGTGCAAATCCGTATGCAGGAGCTTGCGCTCAAGCAACAATCAGAGCAGCGTAAAGCAGAGATGGACGAAGCAGAAATCATGATGGATGCGGCAAAAATGCAACAACAAGCGGCAACAGACGCAGCGCGTATTGAGAGTCAAGAAGAAATTGCTGGAAATAGAAATCAAGTAAATCGTGAACGTATTGAAGTGCAACGACAAGCCGTTGCCAAACGGAGTTAGATATGGATCTGCCCAAGGTAAATATAGCCGTTGCTGCTAGTGCAGTAGTGGCGATTGTATCTACTGTGGGCGGTGGTATCTGGTATGCGAGTTCTCAAGCGTCAATTATTGAAGGACTTACTGAACAAGTGGAGACACTTACTATTGAGAACAATGCTACTGACAGAACCAATTTAATTAGGGATGTCGAAGAAAATACTGAAAGAATAGATGAAATCATAGAGTATATTATCGAAGTCGAAGAAGACGGCGGAGAGACTATTGATGAAATATATGAAGAATTTGAATTAGTTTACGATGATATGGAGGGTTTCTTGGTTCAGTTTAATCAAATTGTTCAACTACAAGCCCGTATAAAAACCCTCGAAAATACGTTAGAGTACCTTACACGCAGTCCCATTCATTCTGACGCGAGGTAGTAATGTCCAATGATAGATCCAGCAAGCGCAATCGCCGCCTGTACTCTCGCTTTTAACGGCATAAAGAAAGCGGTTTCCGTCGGTAAGGAAATTAGTGAACTAGGAAATGATCTTTCTAGGTTTGGCAAAGCTGTGTCCGATTTAGATTATCTCGGCAACAAAGCAAAAGACCCACCCCTTTGGAGAAGAGTTCAGCCAGGATTTGATACATCTGCGGTTGAGATATGGGCAGCACAGCAAAAAGCCAAAGAGATGCGTGAGGAATTGAAGTCTTATATCTCTCTATATTATGGACCATCTGCGTGGAAAAGCATTGTGGCTATAGAGGCTGAACAAAGAAAACTACAAAAAGAAGCGGTGTATAAAAGGCAAGAAAGAATAGATAATCTTATAAACTGGGTTGTTGGCGGTATTATTATTTTAGGAGGATTTGTTTTATTTGGAGCAATGATATACTTTATCGGCAAAGCTAGAGGTCAATGGTAATGGTTTATGTTTTAGTATTCTTGCATTTTGTTAATACGGATCATTTAAAATACTATCAGCTTAAAACATTTTCGGATTATGAGGAATGCCAAGTAGAAGCGGAGAAGGCAAAGATAATGGTAACTCACTCGTCGATGACGGTGACCTGTCTAGAGCTTACAAGCCCGTAATAATAGAACGAGGCAAAAAGTTTGCGGTATACGATAAAAATGGTAAATTAGTAATACTTGGTTATAATAGACGAATTGTAGAGGAGTATGCAGATGCCCAAAACAAAATACGATTTGAACGACAACGGAAAGATTGATCCAGACGAACGTGAGATTATGCTCGAGGATCGTCGTCGTATGATGGAAGATGCTGATGCTAAACGAGACGCACAGCTACGCATGACGTGGTTTGCACTGAGTGGTATGGTTTTATATCCCTTTGCTATAGTAACCGCATCATGGCTAGGATTAGAACAAGCGTCTAACTTACTTGCGGATATAGCTGCCGTGTACGTTGTCGCTGTATCGGGTGTAACAGCAGCCTATTTTGGCTTTACAAACATGGGGACTAACAAATGATTGGACAGTTATTAGGACCAGTCGCTGGTCTAGCAAGTAGTTGGCTTGATGCCAAAACTACAAAGCAAGCTGCGGAAGCGAAGTTAAAGCTTACAGAGGCCGAAGCAAAAGCAAAAATATTGCTATCAGAAAAGACAAGCGTTGCTGATTGGGAACGCATCATGGCTGAGAACAGCAAAACATCTTGGAAAGACGAATTTTTTGTAATTGTTTTAAGTATTCCATTAATTTTAGCATTTATACCAGGTGCCGAGGGCATCGTAGATAGAGGCTTTGAACAGCTTCATAAGGCCCCAGACTGGTATTTTTACAGTTTAGGAATTGCAATTTCGGCCTCTTTCGGTGTGAAAGGGTACAAACAGTTTGTGAGGAGAAAGTAATGAGTGCAGCAATGAAGGCGTTGCAGGAGCGTTGCGGTGTGACCGCAGATGGAGCTTTTGGTCCGAACACTGCGAGAGCAATCGCAAAACATTACGAGTTATCCCCAGAACGAGCGGCTCACCTACTAGGACAGTCAGCCCATGAAAGTGGATACTTTAAACATACAGAAGAAAACCTGAACTATTCAGAGGACGCTTTGAACCGTGTGTTTCGTCGTTACTTTGGAGAAGGTAAAGAGGATGCATCCAAGTATGCTCGAAACCCTCAAAAGATTGCTAACTATGTTTATATGGACAAGCATAGATCAAAGGGTGGTGCTCTCGGAAATGTTGAGGAAAATGACGGCTGGGCGTTCCGAGGCCGAGGATTTTTACAATGCACGGGGCGTTCAAATTACCGAACATTTGCTTCTGAAATGAGGTTGCCAGACGTAATGAAAGACCCTGATCTTGTCGCCACAGAGTACGCGTTCGAAAGCGCGTATTGGTTTTTTAAACGCAATGGTCTTTTTAAGATTGCGGACAAAGGCGTCAATGACGACGTAATTACAGAGGTAACTCGTAAAGTAAACGGGGGCACTCATGGTCTTGATGATCGATTAGAAAAAACCAAAAAGATATATGAATGGATTAGGAGTACATAATGCCCACAATTATGATTAGCATTCTGCCAGACGGAATGCCTGTAGATAAAATGGAAGAGACTGAAGAAAGCAATGTTTGTCCTCTCCCCACCCAAGACATTGAGCTTAATATTGAAAACAGGCAAACAGCAATCGATGAGTATAAATACGGACCTTTAAACCCTGGTTTAGATGATACAGGGGTAAACGATGATTTTTGGAAAGAAATAGCAAATACATTTAACACAGACATAGAGGCTGCTTTAGATAGTCGTTGCGGAAATTGCGCGGCGTTCAATCAAACCCCTGAGATGCTTGATTGTATAGCTGAAGGAATTGGAGAGGGAGGGGTTGCTGACCCTTATGACAGTGTTGATGCAGGGGATCTCGGATACTGTCAGTTTTTAAAATTTAAGTGTGCTTCAAACAGAGTGTGTGATGCTTGGGTATCTGGTGGTCCAATAACATCTAGCACACAAGAAGAATACAGGGACAATCTATAATGGATGTTGTTGACTTATCGAAATATTTGTATAAGAAATTAGAAGAGAGGCAAAAGGATATATCTTCTGCCCTCGCAAATGGTGCTGTTAAAGATTGGGAACAGTACAAAATGTCGGTAGGAGAGATACGGGGACTCTCTTTTGCTCGTGAAGAAATCAAGTCCCTGCTGGAGAAAAACGTAGACGATGTCGAAGACTTTATATCTTCCTGACCATGTCGCGCAGAAAATGAACAAAGAGAAAGAAGCTGCAAAAGCTGAAGTCTCGGGTGTTGCAGTTGATAGCGCGTATGTGGATGCACAGGAGCGCGTACTAGAGCCATCCCTTTTAGAAAAACCTTTACTCGAACGATTACCGCAGCCGACAGGTTGGCGGGTTTTAGTTATGCCATATCAAGGTAAAGCTAAAACTTCGAGTGGACTATACATTCCTGACGAAGTTCGAGAACGTGAATCAGTAGCTACTGTAGTTGCTTATGTTCTCAAGTTAGGACCTTTGGCGTACAAAGATCCAGACAAGTTTGGACCCGAAGGAGCACCTTGGTGTGAAGAAGGCCAATGGGTTTGTATAGGCAGGTATTCAGGTTCTCGTTTTAAAATTGACGGAGGCGAAGTCCGCATCATTAACGATGATGAGGTTATTGCTACGATTTTAGAACCAGATGATGTGAAACAAGTATAGGGCAGGATTATGGCTGAAGAAAAACAAGAAGTTGAAGAGCAAGAAGTTGTTGTAGAAGAAAAGCAGGAAGACAGTAAACCTGAGAAGAAGGTCGAGGAAAAGACTGAGGTAGCTGCGGCTGAAAGTGACGACGAACTTGAGGATTACGGTGAGAAGGTACAGAAGCGTATCAAAAAACTTACCGAGCGTTATAGAAACGAACAACGTGACCGCGAAGAAGCGGTGCGAGTGGCGCAAAAGTTGTTGGATGAAAACAATAAACTTAAAGGCCGTGTGCAACAATTAGACAATGGATACCTAACTGAGTATGGGAACCGTCTGTCTACACAAGAACAGTCTGCAAAAAGTGCTTACAAACAGGCATACGAAGCAGGTGACACGGATGCAATGCTTGCTGCACAGGAGCAAATTGCTCAAATTGCGATAGACAAACAGCGGTATGGCGCTGCAAAAAGTCGCGTCGATCAACAACAAAAAATGCAACCGCAACAGCAAACGCAGCCACAACAACAAGCACAGCCTCAACAGGCTCAAACCCCTGCAAAGGTTGACCCAAAGGCTAAAGAGTGGGCAGAAAAAAATGAGTGGTTTGGTAATGATAAGATCATGACTACCGCTGCTTTTACGTTACATCAGCAACTTGTCGAAGAAGAAGGGTTTGACCCGAACAGCGATGAGTATTATACTGAAATAGATGGTCGTATTCGTTCGGAGTTTCCGCACAAGTTTAATACGGCTAAGAAATCGGGTGGAAATCAGGTCGCTTCTGCTGGTAATTCCGCATCCCGCACTAACAAACAGGGGCGCAGGTCGGTCAAGTTATCGCACTCACAAGTAGCGATTGCGAAAAAACTGGGCGTACCTCTCGAAGAATACGCTAAATATGTGAAGGATTAATACTATGGCTGACACAAGAACACCGCGCAAAAGCGCAACACGCGAAACAGAAACGCGCAGAAAACCGTGGGCACCACCTGCTCACCTTGCTGCACCACCCCCACCAGATGGGTATGTGCATCGCTGGATACGAGTTGCAATGCGTGGCGAGGAAGACAAAATAAACGTCAATGCCAAGCTGCGTGAAGGATGGGAACCCGTCCGTAAAGATGAATATCCAGACTACGAAGCTCCAACTATCGACGATGGTCGGTACGAGGGCGTCATAGGTCAAGGTGGCTTGATGCTGTGCCGTATTCCTGTAGAGACAGCCCAGGAAAGAAACGAGTATTACGGGGGCCGAACCCGCGAACAGATGGTAGCTGTAGATCAGGACCTTAA